TCTTCTACCAGAACCTTTTGGTTTCTTGCCTGTACCTACTTTGGGGTCAGCCATTGTCTCTATTATTTTCTATTATGTTTACGAACTCTGTGCCTTTAATTGCTTTGTACACATTACCCTTTGGACTTACGGCCTTTAACATGTCGTTGAGACTTTGGTGGATTTTTCTTACTCCCACTAGGACCAGACCAAAGAACTTTATTAGCCCAATAAGCGGCACTCGTAGGACCTTTTGCAATATTTTTACCATGCCTCGCTTTAAATGACTTCCTAGCTTCTGCACTGTAGTTATGCCCCATAGAAGCATCACCGAACCGAATAAGCCTTGGTTTGCCGTTTTCGAGTATAGCAACTTTACCTTTCTTACCACCTTCAGTGGTTCGAACTGCCTTATTGAATCTAGAAAGACCATGCTTTTTAAGAAACTTTTTTCTTTTTTCTGCTTGACTTAGTTTTTCTGCCATTCTTTTTAGGTTTCATTTTGCCAACTGCTATCATGATAACAGTTTTATCTTTAGGCTTTTTCTTTGTCGTCTTCTTGTACATTAATTATCCTATTATTTCTGTTATCAGTTTTGCCGTTAAACTTAGGGTCTTTCTTCTTTGGGATAACTCCTCTACCCATAAGAATATCTTTCTGAGTTATTTTACCATCTCCTGAATAGTCTGGAAATTTTTTACTCATGACCACATAATACCTGCAACAACAGCTATAACAATAGCTAGAGCAAGAATCTTGCCCTTCTTGTTAAGTCCTTTCCAATAATTTACTATTTTATCTTTCATTGTTATTTTCCCCCATATTTTTTACTTTTACGTTTAGTTCCGTCTGCTCTTTTGATAAGCCCTCTAGCTTTTGCAGATGCTCGTTCAGTAAAACCTAATTTTTTTCCTGATTTAATCTTCTTTTTTAGTGTAGAAAGTTTAGGAGGCACTACTTTTTCTTGACAGTTTGTGCTGCACGTCTAAAGTTAGCTTTGCTTGGCGCACCCTTGCTTCCGGGCTTACGCATGGTCTCCCCA